GGGTGCAATTATGAACTTAACATTATTAGAGGAAAACAATTCACAGTTACTTGAAGTCTCAGAAGATTGGGACTTTAGACTTGACGGCAGCCCCGAAGAACTTGTTAGAGCTATGTCAAAGTTTATGGCTGACAATGGTGGAGTAGGACTTGCTGCCCCTCAGCTAGGCATTAAGAAGCGTATCTTCATCATGGGTAACTTCACCAAACTAGTAGCTTGCATCAATCCCAAGATTGTCTCACTCTCGGAAGATCGGGGTATCGATTTAGAAGGTTGTCTAAGTTTTCCCGACTTGTTCATGAAGGTTAAGCGCCCTACCACTGCGGTAGTACAATATCATACTGTATCAGGTGAATTAGTTGAACGTGAACTGACTGGATTTGAATGCAGAGTATTCTTGCATGAATACGACCACTTAATCGGAGTCACATTTGACCAGCGGGTAGGTAGTTTGTCGTTTAAGATGGCTAAGGATAAGCGCAAAAAAGAACTAAAGAAATTGAGTAGAAAGGCTTAACAATGACAACATTTGACACGAATATAAAAATGGAAAGTATTACTGACCATGTTGCTGGACAAAAAATAAAGAATATTATCGGAAAATATATCACTCATGCTATTTCTGAGGAGTTGTGCGACAAGATTATGTCAGACCTTAAAGCTGAGTTCGGAGAAGATCATCCAGCTCAAGTAAATCTTGATGATGAGACATTTGAAATTGAAGTTATTGTGCGTGATAGTAATGGAAGATTTATCAAATGTTCTTCAATCACATTATTTCCAGAAGAATACTTGTAAAAGCTAGGGCATCCGCTTAACAAGTGTAATGCTTCTACGCTTAGAACGTTTTTTGATGAACTCATTCATACTAACTATCGGTCCATGAACGATATCTAGACTTTTATTGTTGAATGTTTTGATGTATGGTTTGAAGATTGACCATTCTTCTTTTAAGAAAAGGTTGATAGGAATCGTTCTATTCGATTCCCACCACCATATATCTCCCAATTCTAAATACTTAGCACGTAAAATAGGGAGAACTATGGCTCCATAATCATATATGGATGTCACGGTATCGTCCCTATTTTGTATTATACCTACATAGTCTTGACCAGCGTAGGAACAAATAGAAATATAGGGATGATTCTCGCTCAGCTTCTTGAAAAAGTCTTCGTTCATACTCACATACATATTTACACCTTTTTGCCCAAAGTAATATTTTAATGAATAAATACTTTACTGAGGAGATTTAAGTGTACGCAACATCTGTATTCGTTTATACACAACGGCAAACTGTTGTACTCCTCATTGGAAACTCACCGAGGAAGTATATGCCTGTATATGCAAAACCATTAACACTCAACAAGGGTGTAGACAACCGAATTCAGTTTCAGTTCCTAAATCAGGAACAGAAGCCAGTAGACATCACAGGTAAAAGTATTACTTGTAGAATCCTTAACTACACCGGAACCGAAGTCCTGCTTCGAAAAGCATTGGATTTAGATTTCGCACTTACCGGTATTGCCTCACTTAAAGTTAATGCTGCTGACATTGAAGGCATCGATGCTCAAAGAGCATATTATTCACTAGAGATTCCGGTAGGCGAGTTTGACTATCCTGTATTCGTAGATTCGAATGCAGGGGCAAGAGGCGACATGAATATTGTAAATTCTGTATTGCCTTCATTCGTTCCTTCTCAGACAGTAACTATTCCAACTGGTCAGGCTTTCCCCAACATTAGCAATAGCAGTGGCAATACTAATCTTGTATACGATACAAGTATTATTAACACTCAATCTAACCCAGTTCTAACTATTCAGACACGCTATGACGAATATTACGGCAATGTTGCTATCTTAGGTTCCAGTATTGTAGACGGCGACTTCTACGTGATTCAAGCCGATGATGACTTAGCGAACGTGACTGAAACTAGAGGATATACCATTCATGGATATCATCCATTCGTCAAGGTAGAATTTACAAGTAATTCAGGTGCGGTAACCAATATACTTGCACGATAACGAATTTAGTGTTATAGTCAATTAATGTTTGATATCCTGACAATTATTCCGGGAAAGAAGAAGCTTACCCAAAGCGGCTGGACTAGCTTCAATGCGGTCTGTTGTCATCATCGTGGGCATAAAGCTGATAAGAGAAGCAGAGCAGGCATTAGATTTGACGGCGACAACTGGAGCTATCACTGCTTCAACTGTGATTTCAAAGCAGGTTTCCAGCTAGGCAAGAGCATTAGTCGCAACGTAAGACAATTGCTTGAATGGTGCGGAATCGAACAGAATCAGATTGCTAAATGGAATCTAGAAAGTCTACAGCAAAAAGACTTGCTTGATATCATCAAGGTTAGAAAAGAAAAGAAGAAAGTAAAGTTCAAAGAACTATCACTGCCTGATGCTGAATTGCTTGATACTACTAATGAGAAACATAAGGTATTCATTGACTATTTGAACAGCCGAGCTATCAAACACGATGAGTATCCTTTTATGGTTACTCCTGATGAGCAGGGTAGAAACAGTAACAGAATCATTATCCCTTATACGTTTGAGGGTAAGATAGTAGGACATACTAGTAGGTATCTTGATGACAGAACACCAAAGTTCATCAAAGAACAACAGACTGGTTATGTATTTGGCTATGATTTTCAGAAGCCGAATTGGGAAATTTGCCTAGTCGTTGAAGGTATCTTTGATGCCCTTTCTCTTAACGCCTGTGCGCTAACCCATGATACAATTAGTGATGAGCAAGCAGAGATATTACGAAGACTTAATCGCAAAGTGATTGTTGTTCCGGACTTAGATAAGACTGGACTAGCAATTTGCGATAGAGCATTGGAGCTAGGATTTCATGTCGCTATTCCCGAATGGGGCGATGAGATAAAAGATGCTAATGATGCAGTAGTAAAATATGGCAAATTGCCGACACTATTAAGTATACTGCAAAATGCAACAAACAGTAAGATCAAATTACAGATGATAAGGACAAAACTTGCTAAAAGAATATAACACTGATATACAACGTCTATTCCTTCAGATGATGGTCACGAATTCCGAGTTGTATACTCGTGTCATGAACATCATGAATCCAGAAAACTTTGATCGTAGTCTAAGAAACGTTGCAGAATTTATCGTAGAGCATACTGCTAAGTATAGCATTATGCCTGACATAACGCAGATTAAAGCAACTACGGGCGAAGCGATTGACCATATCGAAGATTTATCTGACGGACACTATGAATGGTTCTTGGAAGAATTTGAGTCGTTCACTAAGCGTCAGGAGCTTGAGAGAGCTATTCTTAAAGCAGCAGATATGCTTGAGAAGGGTGAGTTTGATCCAGTTGAACAACTGATTAAGGACGCAGTGCAAATCAGTCTACAACGTGACATGGGTACAGACTATTTTGCTGACCCTAAGGAACGATTGAACAAGTATTTCAATGCAGGTGGTCAGGTATCTACTGGCTGGCCGCAGCTTGATAGAGTCATGTATGGTGGGATGAGTCGCGGCGAGTTGAACATCTTCGCAGGTGGTTCTGGTTCAGGTAAGTCGCTGGTCATGATGAACATCGCTCTTAACTGGTTGAGTCAAGGACTTAGTGGAGTCTACATCACTCTCGAACTTTCAGAAGAATTGACATCGCTTCGTACTGATGCTATGTTGACTAATATGAGTACTAGAGACATTCGAAAGAACTTGGATGATACTGAATTGCGAGTCAAGATGGCTGGTAAGAAGTTTGGTAAGTATCGTGTTAAGGCATTGCCCGCACAGAGTAATGTGAATGCTATTCGTTCATACATCAAGGAAGTGCAGATTCAGACTGGTATCAAGGTTGATTTCGTAATGATTGACTATCTTGATTTGGTCATGCCGGTCAGTGTCAAAGTCAATCCAAACGACCAGTTCATCAAGGACAAGTATGTATCAGAAGAACTTCGCAACTTGGCGAAGGAACTAGGCGTTCTATTGATTACTGCTTCGCAGTTGAATCGTAGTGCAGTTGAAGAAATCGAATTCGATCACAGTCACATTGCTGGTGGTATTTCTAAGATTAATACTGCTGACTATGTGTTCGGTATCTTTACGTCACGTTCTATGAAAGAGCGCGGCAAGTATCAGATTCAGTGTATGAAGTCTCGTAGTTCTACTGGCGTAGGTCAGAAGATTGACTTGGAATACAACATCGAAACTATGCGTATTACTGATGATGATCCAGAAGAGGGTAGACAGCAACAGCCTACTCCTAATCAAATACTAAGTCAGATTAAAACAACAAGTCAAGTAGGTTCTACTAACGAAGCAGTGCATAATACAATTGACCAAAGGGAAACTAAGGGTGTAGGGGACGCACAATCTGCTAAATTAAAGTCTTTATTGAGTTCACTTAAGAAATGATTTTCAGAGTTAAGAATAAATACATTCAGTAGGATCTTTACACTATTATGCAAAAAAAGACTCGTAGCCTTTTAGAAGAACTCCAGTCGTTCGGGGACACCCGTGATATTAATAATATCATTGAAAACCGTGCGTCCAACATTATTACTAGTGCTATCAATTTGATTGAATTGATGCAAAAACACTATCCTTCCGATAAGGCAGAACTGCTTGAGAAGAAATTGTTGAGCGCAATTAAGGGTAAAGATCAAGCAAGATTTGCAAAGTCC